TCCAGAAAACAAATAGCTTCCTATCTGCAAGAGCTAGGATGGAAACCAAAAGAGTTTACTCCTACAGGACAGCCTAAAGTAGATGAGACTATCCTAAGTAAAGTAAAAGGTATCCCTCAAGCTGAATTAATTGCTAATTATTTAATGTTACAAAAAAGAATAGGACAGTTAAAAAGCTGGTTTGATGAGTTTAATGCTGATGATAATAGAGTTAGAGGATATGTAAATCCTAATGGAACTATTACAGGACGTATGACTCATAGAAGTCCTAACATGGCTCAGATTACTAGTGTATCTTCTGTTTATGGTAAAGAGTCTAGGACTTGCTGGACTGTACCTAATCGCTATAAGTTAGTAGGTATTGATGCTTCAGGGCTTGAGTTACGCATGTTAGCTCACTACATGAATGATAAGGATTACACTAATGAAATCATTAACGGGGACATCCACACAACTAATCAAAAGCTTGCAGGACTTGAATCTAGAGATCAGGCGAAAACATTTATCTATGCACTCATCTACGGAGCAGGAAATGCAAAGCTTGGATCTGTGGCTAAGGGAAGCGAAAGAACTGGGAAAAAACTTAGAGACTCATTTATTAATAATCTCCCATCATTTAACAATCTTAGAAATAGGATTGAAAGAGAAGCTTCAACAGGAAAGATTGAAGGGCTAGATGGTAGGATATTAATAATAAGAAATCAGTACAGTGCTTTAAATACTTTACTACAGGGTGCAGGAGCCATTGTAATGAAAGAAGCATTGGTAATCTTTAGTAAGCTTATCTCAAATTTAGATGCTGCTATCGTTGCTA